GGAACCATGAGCCAGCAATCATTAAGACAAAAAAGCTGCAGAGATGCTTCAGATACAGAAGGCACATACAATGAAGATTGGATTAAAACCTTTGAAGAAAGTGGTATAACCACAGGTACATTTTCTGAAAGAATGTTAGCTTATACAAATGCACAGGGTAGTGCATGGGACAATGCACAATGGGGAGTATCCAGTTGGGGTAAAGGACCTTTTATAAATATAAATCAATCTATGGCACAGTTAGGCAAACAAAATGGCACAACTAGCCCTGGTTCGCTATGGAGCAGTCTCGGAACATTTACAGCAGATTAGGAGATATTATGGCATTGACAGCATTAATAGGACCAGCGACTAAACTTATAGGCAAGTTTGTAAGAGATAAAGACAAGGCAGCACAGTTAAGCCATGACATAGCTACAATGGCAGAGAAACACGCACAAGAGTTAGCTCTTGCACAAATAAAATTAAACACAGAAGAAGCTAAAGGTAACTGGTTTCAATCATCTTGGAGACCTCTTGTTGGTTGGATATGTGCGTTATCATTAGGTATAAACTTTATGGTAGCTCCTATATGTTCTGGATTTGGTATAACTATACCACAAGCTGATATGAGTGTTATGATGCCTTTATTATTAGGTATGTTAGGTATCGGAGGTTTGCGTAGCCTAGATAAAATTAAAAAAGTAGATACTAAAAAAATATAGGATTAAATAATGAACAGAGAAAAATTATTGGATATGATTACTCTACACGAAGGTTTAGAGCTAAAGCCATATAAATGTACGTCTGACAAGCTTACGATTGGAATAGGACGCAACATCCAAGATATAGGTATAACTGAAGATGAAGCAAGGTATTTATTACAAAATGATTTAGACAGAATACTCAAAGAAGTAGAACATTGGGCATTTTTAGAAAAATTAGATGAAGTAAGACAAGCTGTTATTTTAGATATGGTTTTTAATATGGGTATAAGCACATTTAATGCTAATACTTGGGTAAAAACATTTGCTGCAATACAAGATGAAGATTGGGAAAAAGCTGCAAATGAAATGTTAGATTCTAAATGGGCAAAACAAGTAGGGCAGAGAGCTATACGATTATCACAAATGATGAGAAAAGGCGAGTGGTATGAATCTTGACCCTATGATGATGTGGAACATTATTATAACTGTGGTTTTAGGACCATTTGCATGGGCATTTTCTAAAATGTTTAATGAAGTAAAACGATTACAAATACTTCTAAATAAAACAAGAGAAGATTTAGCGAAAGACTATGCCACAAAATCCGAGCTTCACAATGAAACGAAAGAAATCAAGGAGTTGGTTTTAAGAATAGAAACTAAACTTGACAGGTTCATTGAGAAGCAAAATGGTTGAACCAGTAACTGCTGTATTAACTGGCATAGCATTAGTAAAAAAATCAGTAGACTTTATTAAAACAAATATAGCCACAGCACAGGATATTGGCGATATTATTGGTCATGTTGATAATGCTTTAAATGGACAACAAGAAGCTATAAAAGAACGTGAGAAAAGTGGAGCTGACCCATTTGCAACTGAAAATATTGCAAAAGAAGTGATAGATGCAAAGTTAGCACAAGAACAACTTTATGAAATGAAACAATTAATTGACCATAGGTTTGGGCATGGTACTTGGTCATACATACTAGAGGAAAGAAAGAAACGTATTAATGCAAGAAAACAGGCGATAAAGGCAGAAAAAGCAAAAAGATTAAAGAAAAGACAAGAAATAGAAGAATATGTAAAATACGGATTTATAACTATAGCAGTAATATTGTTTGTTACAGTAGTTATTGGAATTACAGTAAAGTTTGTACTAGCCCACCCTATAGAGGGAAATGAAGAATCCTGCAAATTATATGAACCAAAATATTTTTTAATATGTATGTCTGAAGGTAGAGGTTATGCAGATACACAATTATATTTAGACTATCAAAAAGAAAAAGAAAATTGGATAATAGAAAAGGATTGATTCTTTTAAAAATATTAATACAATAACAAAACGAACTAGGGATTTTTAAACAAAAACAAGTGTTAATAATATGGGGATATATTACTATATATTGTGTTTATTTTTTTATGTTCCCCCTAGTTCGTACCATTTCCGCCAGTTTCCTGCCTAATAAAATTATTTGACAAATAGTCTTGACTATATGTTAAAATAATATAATATCATTACAAATAACAAATAAAGGAGCTTAATATGAAACAACATTTAAAAAATAGAATTAGAGCTATGGAGTATAATTTAGAAGTAGCAAAAAAAAATAAACAATTTTCTTTAATAAAAGAATTAACTCAAGAAATTAATAAAGTAAAAAAAGTTTTAAAGGAGAGTGCATAATGAATATAACACAACAAGATATTCAACAGATAGCCAGTGCCATTTATAAGAAGGGTACTGGTGGTAGAGTTACTGAACATATTTACGACCTTACTTTTAAAGATGGAAGAATAGGAGAGGTTGCAGACTATATAGAAAACAACATGGGAGAGTTTTTATCTGGATCTGATAGGGGATCAAGTATTAACAAAATAATAATTAAAATAGCTGATGCAGTTTATAAATTACAAGAGGAGGATGCTTAATGAAAAAAGATATTAAGAAATTACAAAATGGGGTTGCCACATTAGAGTGGCATCCTAGCGGTGTACACAAAAATTGGAAAGTTACATTAGACTTAAAAACAAGTGCTAAAATGGAAGTGTGCTTTTATAATTATGATGAAGGAATGAGAAAGCTACAATCCATTCCTTATACAATAAGGTAATAATATGAAGGAAATACAAAAAGAAAAAACGATTACAGATTTATACAGAATTATACAAACTAAAAATTCTGTATATTTATGGGAGCAAGAAAAAGGAGAATCTATTTTATTAATGGCAAGTACAGATATTCTTTTATTAGAAAAAAGCTATCATAGTTTTATAGGTTTTATAGAAAGTAATGCAGATACAGAAGATGCCAAAAATAAATTAATAGGCAGTTATATAGACCATTTCTGTCGCAACAATTCACAATAGGGAGAATAAAATGTTTAAAGTAGATTTAAAAAATACACAAAAACAAAAATTATTTAAAATAAGAGTTAGAGCAGAATATGACCATATATTTGAAATAGAAGATAACGACCTAGAAGCAGCAAAAGACCAGGCGAGGGGTATATTTTTAAAATGTATGAATGATGAAGTTGCTATCAGTTTAGATGTAGAAGAATGGAATGATGACGCTACAGAAAAAATGGAAGATACAATTAACATTACAGAATGGAAGGGAGATTAAGATGTTTAAAAAAACACAAATAAAAAAATTTGAAAAAGGCTTAATTCAATATGGACTAAAACATAACTATATTGAAAAAGAAAAAGACGGAACATTAAAATTTGTAGGCAGTAAAAATCAAAACAGTATAGAAAGTAAACTTGCTAAATATAAAATATACAATGAAGATAATGAATTAGTTGCTAAAGGAGAACTGTTAGAGATATTGCAGTTACTAATTAATCTAGGCTATAGAATAGAGGAGATAAAAGAAAATGAGTAATTGCCAAAAATGTACTATACAAAATGAACTACCCAATGAGAAAAACTATTCAGATGAAGTTGCAATTTGGACGGAATTAGATATAAAAATGCCTAAAAAATATTATTCTTTATGTGAATATTGTTATCAAGTTATAACAGAAAAGGATGGAGATATTTCTGATGTAAAGATAAAGGAGAATAAAAATGGGACAAGTTAAAAAATTAATAATGCAAGAAGAAAAAAAGTTTTGGAAAAAGTGTGACAATATTATGAAAAACTCTGAAAGTATATTAGAATTTTTTGGTAGGGTAGAAGCCTCTCAAAAAGACGGATATATAATAAGACCAGAACATATATCATATGAACAGTTTACAGAAGATTCTTATGATAATTGGAACAAAGTATGGAGCGATTACAACTAATGCAGATTTTATATGCAGTAATGATAGCTAATATTGTTATTACTGCATATATTATATTGCTATATATTTTATAGGAGCAACTATGATAAATGACATAAATAAGATAAATGACATAAATAGCATACTGGAGAAAAAAATTATTTTGCAGGATTCATTAATAGAATTATTGGAAATATCTTTGCAGTTAAAAAAACTATCAAACAAAGTTGATAATAGAATAGCAATACTTGAAGATAGAATGAAAGATTGCGACAGGAGTATTAAAAATGACTGATATAAACAAATTAATATTTAATTTAGATAAAGCATTAGAAGAAACAGAAAAAGCATTAATATCAGCTAGAAGAAAAATAAAAGAAATAGAAAAAGAAGATATAGAAAAAATAGAAAAAAAATTACAAAAGTTAGATATTGAGCATACAATATGGTTACATGAAAAAGAGGGTATAAAATGACCAAAAAAAAAATAATAAAGTTTGAAACAAAAAAAGAAGGCAAAGTTAATATGCTATCAAGGGCAGTTAGTGTAAAAACAGATAAGAAAAAAACAAAATTAATTCCTTTGCTTACTTTGGATTACTTTAGGAGAAAAAAAGATGGAGAGTAGAAAATTCAAGAATATAGAGATTCGTTTTTCAGAAGGCAATCATCAATACTATGTAGATGATGACGGAAAAAAGATAAGACCTGCATCTGTATCAAAAATTATTAAAGGAGATGACGGATTCGGTATAGGTGCTATGGCAGGTCGTAAAAACTTTTTAGAAACGTTAGTAGAGGAATTACCCAATACTAATTTTCTCTC